GTCAAAATCCATGCGTCGCGTCTTTTGTGATGAAGCCTGGCAGTATCGACCGGGCATGTTGAACGAGGCGCGGGGTCGTCTGCATGATCGGTGGAACCGGCAGTTCTTCATCTTGTCCCAGGCCGGCGTGAAGGGCGACGACCTCGACAAAGCATGGGGACATTCCGACCAGCGCGAGTTTAGTTTCTCCTGTCCCGAATGCGGCACAGTACAACCGTGGAAGTGGTGCAACGTCATCGGCTATGAGGACGAGACGCTCGAGCCGCTGGAGCGAGCGCAGATGGCACAACTCAAGTGCGACAACGCCGACTGCGATTGGACGTGCGCGGATTCACCGCAACCGAGGAGGGCGCTGGCCGAGGGCGGTCAATATGTGGCAACCGCGGTCGGCATGCCGGGTCACGTTGGATTTCACTACAACGTCCTCGCGAACTGGCGCAAGCCGCTATGGGAGATCGTCCTGCTGTGGATCGAGGCCAAGGCAGCGATGCGCGTCGGCAACGTGGATCCGCTGCGGCAGTTTATCCAGAAGCGGCTGGCCGAGACATGGGAAGAAGATCTGACCGACAACCGCTCGGCACTTGTCGGCAATGGCTACCTCGTCAGCGAGTTCACCGCCGGCCAGAAGATCGAGGATGAGGCGCACCGCTTCCTGACCGTGGACAAGCAGCGTGATCACTTCTGGGCAGGCGTTCGGGCATGGCGGGCGAACGGCGAAAGCATGTTGCTCTGGTATGGGCGGATCGAAACGTTCGACGGCGTTCACGACCTCGCGCTGCGCTACAGCATCAAGCCGCAGATGGTCTTCGTGGATGCTGGCTACGATACCGACCAAGTTTATTCCGCCTGCGCCCGGATGAACTGGACGGCGCTGCACGGCAGCGGTCAGAAGAGCTTCGCCTACAAGAAGCAGAACGGCGACGTGATCCACCGACCGTTCACGCGATTCCAAGACGCGACCGCTTCGGGCGGCGGGAAAGCCCGCTACTCGCATTGGGCGAGCGACCGGATCAAAGACATTCTGCACGCGCACCGCACCGGGATCGCTGGATCGTGGGACATACCAGATGATGTGTCGGTGGACTTCCTCAAGCAGATTGACAGCGAGATTAAAAAGGAGGTCACCAACTCGAAGACCAAGCAGGTCGAGTATCGCTGGACGCGGACGCGGAACAACAACCACGCGTGGGACGTGGAGGCGATGCAGATCGTGGCGGCGCTTATGCTGAAGATCATCCCTGGCTTCGATGTTTGACATGGCGGGCTAGTCGATGGCTGCCAACGTCCGAGAAGTCGCGAGAAATTTATTCCATTACGCCCAGTGCAACCCTCAGCGGATTGCTGCCATCAAGACTGCGTTCGACGCGGCGATGGGTGGAGCGCTCACAAAGGGCGGCATGGACAGCATCACGTCCGCCACGAAGAACGGCGTGACCATGGCAAAGTTGGTCGGTCTAAACGAAACAGAGCGGCAGACCGCACTGCGGATGGCGATGGAATATTTGAGCAACGGATTTGTGCCTAGCAGTAGCCGGTCGCTCGGTCGATTTTTTTAATGTAAACATATGGCAATACTCGACCAATTCGGACGGCAGGTTAATTACAAAGCCGCAAGGGCCGCGCAGCAAAACTACCACCGCCCGTGGGAGCCGGTGCAGAAGCGCGACATCGAAGACCTTGTACCATCGAATGATCGGATCACATTGCAGAGCCACGCTCGCAGAATCTATCTGAACTTTGGGCCGATCAAAAATGCTATCAACCAGCGCAGCATGTATGCCGTCGGCAGGGCGTTTGTGCCAATTTACAAAGGCGGTGATGAGGAGTTTGGAAACATTGCTGGCAAGTTTCTCAACGATACATTCTACCGCATCGGTGATGCTAGGGGCGGCATGCATGATTTTAAAACTAACTTGTTTGGCTGGTCATCGTCAATCGATGTGGATGGTGAAATCTTTGTCTTGCTGACTGAGACGGCAACAGGCTTCCCGCAGTATCAGGGCATACCGGCCCACAGGATCGCCACGCCAAAGGGATTTACTGACGGCAAGATGTACCAAGGCGGCATGCTCAAGGATGGCATCGTTCACTATCAAAGTGGCGAGGCAAAAGCCTATGCATTCTGCGACAAAAATGGCGAGCTTGATCAGTGGCTACTCGCTGAAAATGTCATCCACCTGTTCGACCCCGAATATCAATATCAAGCACGCGGACTGACCGCGCTGACCCACTGCATCAACGACTGCCGGGACATGATCCAATCGACCGAGTGGGAGCGATTGGCGATGCTCCAGATGTCTTCCATCTCGCTGGTCGAGTACAACGACAACGGCGGCCCAGACCTCGATGACCCATACAACGCGCTTATCGGCGACACTGCTACTGGCAAGGGCATGACGGTCGAAAGCCTCGATGGCGGCACGGTGAGGTATTTTAAAAGCAACAGCGGCGGCAAGATCGAGACGCTAGTCAACAACCGACCCGGCAACCCGTTTCTTGACTTCCACAACCGCCTCTTAAAATCAGCGTTTGCTGGACTCAACTGGAGCATGGCGTTTTACGATGGCCACGGCGCCGGTGGCGGCACAGCTCAGCGCACCGAGATCGCCATGGCGCAGCGCTCCATCGAGGACAGGCAAGACCTGCTATTTTACGCCGCCAAGCGATTGGTCGGCTACGCCATATCAAAAGCCCAGAAGCGTGGCGACCTGCCAGCATCTGTGGATTGGTATCAGTGGGAATTCAGCACACCGCCCAAGCTCACCATCGACGACGGCAGAATCACGAAAGAACTCGAAGCACTCTGGAAAATGGGCGCTGCTAACATGCGAGACATCGTCAGCATGCGCGGCAAAACGCTTGAGGCACACTATGCAGAGCGAGCGCAGGAAGTCGCACTACGCAAGCTCGCGGCACGGCGAGCAGAGGAACTTTACAATGTCACCATAGACGACCGCGAGATGTCTATGCTGACCGCCAACGAGATGGCACCAACAGACCCAAACATTCAACAACCATGAAAATCGAAATCAACAACCGACTTGGCAAGGTCAAGCTCAACAGCGGCGTGAACAAAGATTCTGCCGATGACCTCATCGACAAGCTCGACAAACTTTATGGCAGCCGAGCAGTGGCAGCGCAGATGTGCATCGGTGAGATTGTCTGCAAAGCTGATGACGCGATCGATGGCATCGAGATCGAGATCAACACACCAGGCGGATCGGTCTTTGAAGGTCAGCGGATTTTTAACGCGCTCAGGGAAATGTCGGCACGCGGAGTCGAGATCACGGCAACTGTCAACGGACTGGCAGCCAGCATGGGCAGCGTCATATTGATGGCAGGCGACAAACGCCGCATGACAGCAGGCAGCCGCATCATGATTCACGAAGCCAGCACGATCGCCGCCGGTGATGCACGCGCACTCAAGCAACAGGCTGATTTACTCGAAAGCATCAGCGCCGAGATCGCTGGCATCTATGCCGAGCGGACTGGTATGGACGAGGATGAAATCCGCAAAATGATGATGGCAGAAACTTGGATGACCGCCGACGAAGCAAAGGCAAATGGATTTGTCGATGTCGTTCTGAAGGACGGCAAAGAAGTTGCAGAATTTGACACCGCCGCAAAGGGCATGACAGGTTTACTTTCCAAATTGTTTCCCGGCAACGACGAGGCCGCGAAGATCGAGGCATCGCTCATCGAGAACGATACGCTCCGCGCTGAGCTAAGCACCGCTAACGCTACCATCGCCGAACTGCTCGCAGTGGGCGAGGCTAACGTGGCTTTACAAGCTGAGCTTGTCACCGCTCGCCAAGACCTTGTCAGTTTGCAATCCAAATTAGAAGAATCGCTGAAGGCCGTCACCGACCTTAAAGATGACGCTGCAAATATTGACCAGCACATCTCCGAAAAGGCATCTGAGCTTCTCGCATCTACTGGCCACCCATCTCCGGTCGCACTTGCCGAGGTAGCCATTGAATTGTCAATTCGCGCTCAGTACGCCGCTATCACCAACCCGGCTGAACGCTCTGCATTCCGCAAAGCCAACTGGGAAAAACTCTCCACTAACAACTAATAAACAACCATGGCTAACACCTTTGCCGCCGGTCTTGTAGTAGATTCGCTCCGCGACGCTGCCATCACGACCCTCTCATCCCGTCTAGCTCCGCTCAAAGCATTTGCG